CGCCGCCTGAATATGCCCCGCCGCTTCCGGTTGTTGTTGCACTAGCCCACGCAGAATATGAACTATCCCCTGCACCACCAGCACCGCCTGTAGAGGCGACCGTTGCAGCCGCGCCTGCTGCCGTTGCACCCCCGCCACCACCGCCTGCATAAGTAGAACCGCGACCCGCACCACCCGCGTTTCCCTGTCCGGAAGGTGAAGCACTACCACCAGCACCGCCTGATGATGAACCACCACCACCACCGCCGCCTGAGCCGCCGGATCTGCCGGCGTCACCAGTACCACCACCACCGGCATTTACATAATCTCCACCGCCGCCGCCGCCTTTAACTAGAGTTAAACTGCCTGCCTGTGAATCGTTGCCGTTATATCCAATACCTGCACCGTTATAACCAACACCAGCCGCACCACCTTGGCCTACCGTTATGGTGTAGTTACCAGTTGCTAAAGTTTGTGAAGTAAATCCTAATAAGCCACCACCACCACCGCCACCGCCAACGAAATCTCCACCACCTGCGCCACCTGCTACTACCAATATGTCAAAAGTTACTGGGGCTACGGTTATGCCTAAAGTGCCATTGGCTGTAAAAGTACGGTAATTAAACCCGCCGCTAGTTACTAGAGTGCCGCCGGTTACTACGCCCGCAGGTGGCTTTAAACCATGAATAGCAGTAAGTATATTGCCAATCATTATGCGACTGCCCCCAGCACCGTCCAGCTATTAGCAGCCAATTTTACCAGTACGGCAGATTTGTATTGAGCTACTGTAGGGCTACCTAAAACTGCCCCGGCACTAACTACGGTAGTAGTACCTGGCGTGGTAGCTGTTACGGTCAAAAGCCCAGCGCCAGAATTATAGACAGTAATCGCAGTCCCGACGGGCGCGCTAGTAATAGGCAAAGTAGCGTCGGTAGGTATATAGACGGTTTTAGTGGAAGCGTTAGAGGTTATTACTATGGACTGATAAACGTCAGCGAGTACGACAGTATAGGTAGCCGCGCTCTGAGTGTTTAAAGTGAAAAGTACCAAAGAATTAAAAGTAGTAGACGTAAGCACGTCTCCAGTTATGCTCGGAAGCCCAGAAGCCATCTCATTACCTTTTCTCTAGATTAGTAGGATAGTACATTTGTATCTAAAATTCCGTAATTGACGTTGCCAATAATAAAGGAATCTATAATAGGTTCGAGGCAAGTGAAGCGGGTAGTCCAGCTCTGTACGGTTATAGCGTGAGATACCCCGAATATCTGCAAGGTTTTATTTAGGGTAGAAGTACCCGTAGCCGCTGGCTGCGTAGACTTAACGGTAATAGTGTCAAAGTAGTCCAGGTTTAAAGCTGCAGCTACTCCGGTCGTATAACTAGGAGTATTTAAATCCTTTAAAGTTATCGAGTCGCACCTGATCGAGGTATCTTTACGACTGGCGACATAGGCTAGGGCATAGTTTTTAGCCGCTGTCGTTGAGTCCATAAGTAAATCAGTCTGCTTGTAGCTGTGGGTAAAGTAAGTAGCGATAGAGGTCGCGTCGCTGGCTGTCTGCGTTGCCAGTCCTGTAGCCGTAATAGAAGCGTCGTTATAAACTAAATTATCATTTAGTACCCATTTTGCAGAGCTGTACTCTATGCCGCTGCCGTCATCTGCAAAAACTGTAGGGGTTGAGCCGATACTAGAGCTAGTTACTGACCTATCTTGAAAAGTAGCGTTACCAACGGCGTCAATATAAAACGCCCCGTACTCGCTAACTTCGACGGTTTGCAAAGCTGCTAAAGCGGTTCTATTTGTGCCGGGATCTACGAGCAACGTCTGCGAACCCGTATCTACGTCGCGCATACTTGCAGGCCAGCCTACTTGGTTTAAAATTGCGGTACATCTGGCGCCGCTTAACTGTCCCGCTGGGGCGCTAGCGACTGTAGTTATATTAGCCATATTAAGGACTCTAAAAGCGTCTACGCAGTTTAAAGTCGTATAGGAGACCTCTCCTACTAGGTTAGCCTGTACGTAGTCATAGGAGACGATATAGCCTGCGAATAAAGGACTGACCAAATTAGTGTTTGTGTCTAAAGCTGTAATAATTATTTTACGGTTTGGAATTACATTAGGGTAATAAACGCTGGCTGTGTTTGCGGGGTTCCAGCTTCCCGTAGTATCGGCGACCCTGACTGAGCAGGTACCGGCTTGGAATTGATCAGCGTTAGCGCTGCGGCCTCTAGTGATATTAACGGCCTGTACTGTGTCGGATATATCGGCGGTAACTGTCGCTGCGTCTGCCAGGATATTAACCCCGATAATGCCAGAATCTATAATCATAGCCTGACCAAAACTAGCCCCTGAGCTAAAGTTTACGATCACATTTAAAACTGGTGCGCTCACCCGGTACCAGCTCTATTTAAACTATTGCCGTAAGTGTTTGAGTTTTCAATAGCTCGCCATACTGACTCGTAAAACTCGTATTGGCTGCCGATATTTATACCGCCCTGCAGGTTTACGGTTACGTTAGGGGCGGCTGAGGCGGCTGCACTTCTAGGAGTCATAGCGTCAATTAGATCAGGTGTATTCAAAGCCGCGTTAGTATTTAAATTAGCGTTCATTGAGTAATCTACTCGGTCGCCCATAGGTATAGGTACAGACGCCGGGTTACTAGCTGTAGGGGCTAAAGGAGTACCTGCGAATAGACCGCCGGGATAGGTAAAGCTCTTAACGAAGTCTGCGTAAGCTGAGGCGTTAGCTTTATTTAGCGCCAGTATCTCAGCGGCGTTTTTCTTATGCGCGTTTAAGATATCGTCCTGGCGTTTAATTTCTGCGTCTGCGGCTGCCTTCTGAGCCGCCTCTAAAGCGTTTAAAGCGGTTAAGTCGTCTACCTGAGTAGCGGTCTTAATAGCTATTAAAGCATTAACCCGAGCTAATTCCTCAGCTGATAACTTGCCCTGCTTAGCTGCGGTTAATTGAATTAAATCCATATCAAATATAGCTTTTAATTTGTCGGCTGCCGCTGACTGCTTTTTTAATGCTAGTAAAGCCTTAGCGTCTGCTATTGCTTTTTTTCTAATTTTGTCCGCTGCGGCTGCAGCTTGTAAAGCCGCCTGCTCTGTAGCTCTAGGGCTTTGAGTATTACTAATTATTTTAGCTTGTTCTTTAGCTTTAGCATTAGTCTCAAATTGCCCTAACATGCCAAATACGGACTGATTAGGGTTTATACCGCCTACTGTGCCTATTTTGCCTAAAGGATTTTTAATTATGTCAAATACAGACCCAGCGACGGGAATAGTATTTAAACCGTCTATTAACCGGCTAACGCCTAGAATTGCGTTAGCTGTGTTATCAGCAAATAATTGCATAGCGTCGGCTGTACTGCCTATACCCTTATCGTCTCCTAGACGCACCAGAGACTCAATTAAAGCGTAACCAATAGTCTCGCTAGCTTCCTGCGCTGCTACGTTTAATCTACCTATAACTCCTGAATAACTATTAGCTGCTACGGCGGCTTGACCAGCAAATAGGGTAGTTAGTTTCTTAGTGATTTGTTCTATATTCATAGTACTTAACTCGGTTTTAGTTAAGCCAATACCTAAACGACCTAGTGCCTGAGTCTGCCCCAAGTATGCCTTAGCGAGCGCGGCAGAAGTCGCCTCGACAGACTTACCAGTAGAGGCGGAAATATCTAGGCTGAGGTTTAATAATTGTTGAGCCTTAGCTACGTCGCCGGTAGCTCTTACTAGCTTCTGCATAGCCGGGCGTAGCAATTCCTCGGAGACACCCGTAGCGCGTTGCAACTTATCTATAAAAGTATTTACGGGTAGGGCTGCAAAAGTTAAACCTAAATTTTTTAAAGTTTGATTTAATGTCTTTTGAGCCTTATCATCTGCCAGGGTTGCAGCTATTGTTTTTTTAGTAAAGACAGCTAGAGAAGCGCCCATAGCTGCAAAAGTTAAACGTCTAGCTAAGTTAGTTTTTTTAAACGCTTTACCTATGCCGTCTATACCTTTAATGGCCTGTTTAGACCCTTTAGAGTCGTAAGATATGAGTACGGGTACTTTAATAGCCATTACTTAGCCAACTTCCTATTAAGTGCCGCTACGCCTTTATTTACGGCGTCTCGTAACTCGTTCATAGTATAAGCCTTCTTATCCTCTACAGCTTTGTAAACTACTCGTCCTTGTTTACCGCGTACGGTTACAGCACTATTAGCTTGTATAGCTCTGATAAAAGCCGCACCCTGCGGCGAATTTCCGTTAGGGTTTTTACGTCCAGCTGTCTCATAAATTGCCCCGGCTGCGTCGCTGTTAATAATTAAATAAGCGCGGCTAGTTACGTCGCCTTTACGCCGTTGACGCTCTATTTTAGTTTTTACGCCCATACGTGCTGGCTTAGGTTTGTATTGTAGACGCGCCCACTCTGTACCCTCTTTAGCGGGTTTACCCCAATTACTTAAAGGCGTTGCAGAAGGCATTAACTCGCGAGCGTCTACCTGTATTTTTTTCATTGTTTGGTACATCTCTTTATTCATAATTTTTAGAGCTT